AAATTATTACCTCTTTCCATAGCATTTGCTATTTCCATAGCTCTACTATAAGATTCTTTAGCTTGTTCTTCTCTATTTATAGCTCTTTTATCAGCAGCTCTAGCTAATACACTACCTAATATTTTAGCAGTCATAGTTCCTACTGGAAATTTACCACCATAAGACTCTGCTGCTATATCACCAGGGCCAATACTACCACTCATTTGTCTTAATTGTTCAGCTAATAATTTATCATACTCTGTTAAATATGATTGTTGTCTAACTGGTGCTTTTAATACTGTCATTATAAACTCATTCCTAACCCTACTAAATTACCTAAAGCGTTCATTCCTGAACTATATCCTGCTACTTGATTTGCATATCTATTCGTTGCATCTGCTCCTTGAGCCATTGCTCCTTGCATAATTGGTGGTGGTGCAATACTTGTTCCTGGTACATTTAATCCAGTAGTAGCTGTACCTAAACCAGCAGAACCAACACTTGGTGAACCAGTTAATGTTGCTAATTCTTCCATAGGTAATCGTCTTTGTAATAATGTATCTGCCATAGCTTGAGCTCTCGCTTGATTTTGCATTTCTCTTATCATACTCGCTTCTGCTAATTGTGATTGACGCATAGATTGTGCTTCACCTGCTAACCCTTGACGCATACGCTGTCCTTCGGCAATAGAAGATTGTGCTAATCCAGATAATTGGTCAGAATGCGTCATTTCTAATCGACTCATAGCATCATTATATGCAGTAGAACCTACTGGTAAGCCAGAATTAATTAATTGTGTGTGTAATTGGGTTTTTTGTTGATCCATTGCTGGTTGTAACCGATTTAAAGCTCTATCATAATAAGCTGTTTCACTACGAGTTGCATAATCAGATAAATCATCAGTAGTTGCTAATGGTGTAAATCCTGTTGTATCTACCCCTCCTTGAAATGTTGGTAAAGCTGAAACATCAAATTGTCCACTAGGTAATTCTCCTAATCTTTGTCCTGCTACATCTAAATATTGTCCACCTATTTGTGCTTGTTTTTGTCTTTGCGATTCATATTCAGGTCGCAAAGTATAATCCATTTGAAATCTATCATCACCTATATCTGTTACAACTGTTTGGTCATAAGGCGTAAAAACATCAGGTCTATTCATACGACCTTCTAATCGTGCTGTTTCTACATTAGCTGCACCTTGTGCTTGTGCTGCCCCTGTATAATCTGGAGCTGCTGGTGGTTTAGGTGGACTAAATATATTACTTATAAAACTCATGCTATTTCCTTTCGCAATAATACTGCTTTTTTGTTATATCCATTTAAAACTTTTTCCCAACCTTTGCGTCCTAAAATATCAATATATTTATAATTACGCTTTTTTGCATATTTTTCAATTTTTTTCGTAATTTCTTTAATAGTAACTAAATTTCCACCACCTATACCTATGCGTAATATTTGTCCATGATGTGCAGTAATAATAGCACTATTATCTTTTGCAAACAGTTGGTATTCTCCACTTTGTATCATTTGTTCTAATTGTTCTCTTGTTACTTCATGTGTTGACTCTATAGCTGGTTCTAATACTTTCCATATTTTATCGGTAATAAACATTATAACCCCCTACCTATTTCAAACATAATATCAGTAGAGTGCCATTTTACTTGTTGAAGTTTTGTACTTGTTCTAATACGAATAGATGCACACCACCCTATATCTGAAACACTACGCCATGATTGAGAAGTGGATATTGTTCCAGCCCAAGACGATACATCCCAAGTCGCTGTATCCCATTCTGCTCCAGTAGTAGATGCTGCTGAAGGTGTGTAACTAGAAGTGCCATCAGTAAAATCAACATCAAAGCCTATTCCTACAGGCAAATCTGCATCACTACCCATAACTGGTCTTATCGCTGTAAATCTTTTGGGTGAACCTCTCCCACCGAAATATACAAAAGCTGTTTTTGCAGACGCTTCTATATTTTCATTATCATCACTTGTTCCATTATCTCCTTGAAATATTTTAGTATCACCACCAAAATATAAAACACCATTTAAAGTTGCCCAACAATAAGAATTTTGTCCTGTAAATTTTCCCCATGCACCAGTTGTTAAATTAACAACATATTGTACGAAACTTCCTGCTGTACTATCAGGAACATTAAATAATCCATATTGTCCTTTTGGGTATAAAATAGCTTCCCAACCAAATTGATCTCCAAAATTATTAACGGCTGTTGCAATACTACCACTAATTTTATCAGATATTGCTACCGCAGGAGCATTTTCTCCTGTAACTAATGTTTGTGATAATGGCATAAATCCTTGCTCTGTTATTAATACTAAATCAGAATTTACATTAATTAAACATCTCTTTCCTATAGGTCTTGCTAATTTAAAAGTACCGACTATTGACCATTTAGTAGCATCTGACGGATCAGAACCTGTATATATTGCTGCTTCCCCATGATTAGTTACAAATACAATATAATCATCAGGACCACTACCACCATCTCTAGTCCAAGTGCCTATAGCTTGTATATATCCCCCCATATTAAAAATACTACCTAAATTAAAAGTAGCAACAGTTCCAGCTATACTATTAATAGGCAAATAACCAAAACTTAATGAATTATTAATACAGAAAAATAATCTTTCTTTAAAAACTGTAACATTATTAAGAGTTGTACCTGTAACACCACTTAATGTAGGCGTAGCCCACGCACTACCATTATAATGTCTTGGTGCATCTGCTCCATTTACTATAAATAAATATCCACCACCAGATATTGTAAAATTAACATGCTGAAATTGTGCATTACTTAATGATGTAACTACTGCACCACCTACTGAACCAGCACTTGTAACATCATAAATATTAGCACCACTAGCTGCAAATAATTTGTTTGTCGCACCAGAAGAATATGCCATTAAAGATTGTACGCTACTAGGTAATCCTGTTACATGACTTGTATAACCATTTCTTACAGCAACATCTGTACTGCCTGGAAAGAAATTATCTAAACGAATTGCATCTTTTTCAGCCATCATATCAACAGCATCTCTAGTATTCAAACCACCGATTGGTGCTGGAATAGAAGTTCCTTGTCCTGTAGGTTGAAACATCATATTCATTTATCTATACCCTTGATTTCTTCTTAATGCTGCTGCCATTCTTCTCATTTCTTCTTCTTCTGTTGTATCATTTAACATCATTCTTTTTCTGCCATACATATTCACATTTCCACCAACTCTATCTACTTCTTTATCTGGCACAGTATATGTAGGCATTGATAACTTTGCAGGAGCAGGAATTGTGTAACTTGATGGACTAAATGGTTTTTTATTTGCTTCTTCTTTTCCTCTATCTCTTACTACTGGATTACTTTCAGGGTCTGCCATTGGGTCTTTTTGTAGATTTTCTCCCATTTCTGCCATAGAAAGTGGTTCATCTTTTAAAACTCTACTTAAAAGCCTTCCTTCTGGATCATAAACTGGATTAAGCAAACTTTGTGCTATATCCTGCCAACTTCCTGATTCAGGATTAGCTCCAAAAAGCTCATCTTGCCAATACCATTCATCTTCCATAGCCATTATTTTTTACCTTTATTTGTTTTACCATAACCACTTGCATAAGCTGCACGCCCTTGTGCTGTAGCTTTGGATTTAGTTTTATAAACTTTTCCTTTGCTACCCCATTTATAACCACCTTTTGTTTTTGTAACTGGCATTATAAAGTATAATTCCCTTCTGGTTCATTAACTGGGAAATAAAATCTTCTCCCACCACCCATTCTTAAAATAGATTTTGCTCCATCTTTTGCCTGTTTTTCGGCTACTTTAATTTGATATTCTTGAAGCTGATTATCATAAGGCAATCCTTTTTGTTTTAAAAATCTCCATATTACACCCATAGTAATAATATCTTCATCTAATATGGTAGTGTTACTATCGGCTGCATAACTATCAGCATTTGCTGAACCATCTCCTGTTGTGTCTACCCAATTTTTCTGTATATATTCAAAAAATAATTTTTGTCCTGCTGTAGGAGTTGGGTTTAATAATAATTTATTCCCTCTTATTCGGAAATAATTAGTTACACCATTAACTACTATTCCTTTTAATCTTTGCCATTCTGTATTATTTAATGGGCCATAAAACTTTCTATTTGTTGTTCTATTCCACATAGTATCATTAGAAAATCTTAAAAAATCTGTTGCTATACTGGTCATAGCACCTTGATCCTCTTGTGCTAATAAAGTATGTTCTTCTTCTTTTATTAAAACTTGCCAGTCATAACCAGATACTAAATTCTTTCCTTCTCTATCGGCTGCTGCCAATAACTGTATAACTGTTGTGTCCGTTGAACCAATAACAGCACTTGGAGATGGAACTCCTATTTCATTTGCTGCATCTTGGCATATTGTTAATAATGTCATGAGCCAACTACCTGTAATGGTTTAATATCATGTTTTTTCATTAAAAATTCTTTAGCTTCTTTTCTATAATCTAATGTGCCTTTGCCTAAACCATGACATGCACCATCAGATAATTCTGCTAATTGTTCTACACATTCTACCCCTTCTAACTTTAATGCGTCTATTTTTCTTTTACTCATACATTCTAATATATCTAAATTTGTTGTTTTTATTGTTTTAGCTGGACTTTTATCTTTATAGAAAGATGCCCATTCTTTAGGAAAATCTTTTTTTAATTGTTCTGATTTTTCTGATACTTTATAAATTACGGAATTAGGGTCGCCTATTAATTTTAATTCTACTAAATCAATACCTTCTTCTGATTTATAAAAAGTTGCTCTTAAATTAGACATTTTATTCTCCTAGTTTATAGAGGGCAGTCTAAACCACCCTCTATATATTTTATATGCTACAATGGAAATTGACACATTACTATTTTTGCACTTGCGTCTATAGCAGTTGCACAAACAGCATCAGTAACAGCACCAGATACATCTAATGTTGAATCTCCTGCTCCTACTAATGTTAATGCGTTACCATCAGCACCTGCTGTTAAAGCAGTTGTTAATGTTGCTGGTCCAGTTACCTGAATCCAACAATATTCTTCAGTAGCTGGTGCTGATTGAAGTACGCCAGCTCCTACTCTTGCAGTATCACTAACATCAGCAGTAACAATAGTTGTTTGTCCTGCTGAAGTACCACTAGCAGCGTAATATCCTACTACATTGCCAGCAACCGCAGCTACTGATCCTGCTCCAACTACATATTGAACATATTTATAGAGTTTACCATCAGAAGTTTGACCTATTTGACCTAATTGAAAGTCAACAGTCGTACCTGTTGCGGTAATATCTATACCCATAATATAAGACATAATATTTTACTCCTTTACTATGCTTGTATGATGCCTTGTCTTGCACGATTTGAAACAGTCATGTTACCTGCCCAAACTACTGGCAATACCATTGCATCTTGGTTAACAGAAGCCTTCTCACCTAAAGGAGTAAATTCTCTACCTTTAGCTGGACGAAGGAATAAATAGTCCGTATTCAGCATATACATAGCTGTTGCGGTACATTGATCGTCATAAAACACAGGTGCATTCATAAACATTAAGTTCATAAATCCAGCACTTGCTTTATCATCACTTGTAAACCTTTGATTGGTTTGTAGTGAAGCCCAATAATATTGGAAATAAGTAGTGCCAGCAACTATGCAATCAGGTTTATCTGCACCTCTAATACAACTCAACCATAAAGTATTCATAGCTGTTTGTATTGTAGTTGCACTAGCTGTTACACCTTCAGTAGAGAAATCATAAACTTGATTTTTCCAGAAAGTATAAGTTCCTGAGTTAATTCCACCAACAGTATTTCCAACTGTTCCTGGAACTATTAAAGCTAGTCCACCTAAATCTTTACCATCAGTTCCTGTTCCGTCTGCGTATAAAGAAGTCGCCATTGTATTTTTCAATGACTTTTCAAGGTTTTTAACCCTTGATTTTAATAAGTTAAACACTTGCTCTTTTCCAGAGTTTTCTACTTGCTCTAGTCCAGAAATCACAACATTACCTGCTAATTGCTTATAATTAAACTCGGCTGCTGTGAATACATTACTTGTTGAAGTATCTAACACTTCGTAGCCACTATACCATTTTGTAGTGCTATTTGCTGCATATTCTAATTCTTGCACAATAGTTCTACCACCAGCTACCATTTTGTTGCCTTTTTCGTTTATTACACGAAGTAAAGCGTTGTTATTAGTGATATTGTCTGCCATTGTCCTGCTATAATTAGCAAGAGTGGTAGTAACAATCTCAGTAAATGTACTATTTGGAGATGCCATTTTATCTGCTCCCTAATTAATTATTATACCCTGCATCTCATCTGCTAAATCCTGCTCCCTCAATATTTGTCATTAACAAACTATCCAAATCAGTCGCTTTTACAGAACCTTTCGGTGGGTTAGCAGAACTAGAAGGTTTTACTTTTCTAGCTTTTTCTACGGCTGCTTTCCTTTTGCTATCTTCCTGCTTTTTTACAGTTAATTGTGAGTTCTTTAATGTTTCTTCATATAAATCATCATCAAGTCTAACTGCTTTTTTGTAAGCATCATCTAAACCTTTTGCTTCTCCAGCATCTATTAAATTACCCATTTTAACTCTAACTTTGTCAAAATGTGGGTGCATTAAATCGCCTTTTGCATCAGTTTTAGTGGAAAATTGCTCTACTGTTTGCTCTGTTTGTGCAACTGTTGATTGTATATTTTGTTGTTTAAATTGATTAAGTTCAGACATAATTTGCTGATTTTGTTGCATTAATTGGGCAATTTGTGGGTCTGGATCATTCCAAGACTCACTCTCATCTTCTATGGACGACAAATTTATTCCGTAACCTTGTGCAAGTTGTCGAAGTGCCATTTTTGGGTTATTTCGAAGTGCTGCATCAGCATTTAACAACCTAGAAATATACTCTGCTTCTGATATTCCTGTAGCTGCAATATTCTGTTTAGCTGGTTCTATAACCTTATTCAATGCTTCAATATTTTTGCGTTGTTCCGCTAAATCTTGTGTCTTTTTAGTATAATCAGAGGTCATCTCTTTATCACGCTTTATCATAAATTCTTGTGATTCTGGTGGTAAAGTATCAAACACTTTTTTTACACTATCTGACCAGTTTTTAGGAGCTTCTAATTTGGATTCCGTAGAATTTTCAGAAACTTCTTCTGTATCAGGATTTTCTTCTGAATTTTCCGATTCTGGTTGATCTTCCTCATGTTCAGTAGCTAACTGATCCAAACTTTCAGATTCCTCATCTTCCTTTTCAGGAGAAGTTAATTTTTCTGCTGGTACTGTAATATCTTCTTTAGATACTTCATTAGATTCTTCTTTAGAAGTTTCTTCTTTTGGAGTATCCGTTTCTATTACAGTTCCTTCAAGAGCTTCACCGATTGAACTTTCCAATACAGCGTCCAAGCTCATTGGCTCTTTTGCTATTCCCTGTATTTCAGGAGTGCTTTCTTCTGCCATGTTATACCTTTCTTATTGTTGCCAATTATCAGGTTTTGCACTATTTGTGCGTTCTCCACCTGACCAATCGTTACCAATTTGACGGATTCCATGCCGTCTTTCATGATTTCTTAATCCAGAACGACTACCTATTACAGTTTTATCAACTGGGCTAACAAATTCTTCTATATCAGACATTACTTGCAAAGATTTCCCTCGTCTAGTTCTTTTTTTATTAATATACTCTTTGCCACCTGACCAATTTATATCTTCATAATTCTCTTTATAGCTCATTCCATAGCCTTTTCTGCTAATTTTACATCAGTATTTAATAATGCTAAATCTTCTTTTAATGCATTTCTTTCTCTTGAAAGTTCTGCTTCAGACTGTATTTTAGTCATTTCTGCACCTGATTTAGCTTGAATATCTGCTAATTTACCTTCTTGTTTCATTTTTTCTCTTTGTAATTCTGCTTGTGCTTTTAACTGTGCAATTTTCTCTCCTTCGCTAGGTTGTGGAGGAGCTTGCATTTGTTGTTGTAATTGTTGCATTATCTGTTGTTCTGTTTGGTCTATAACTTCTTCAAAATCTCTACCAACTTTCCATGCACCTACTAAAAATCGTAAAGATTGAAAAGCGATAGGCGTCAACAAAGGATTAGCACTAGATACGGCAATAGCTTTTTCTAAATATGCTCCCATTGTTTGCAAAAACTCTATTCTTGTTTGTTTTTCTGCATTTTCATCAGCAAAAATAGTAGAATCTGTTTCTACATCAATATGATAAGATCGTAATTTATCATCACGCATAATTTGTATCATTTCTGGAGTTACCTGTAATCCTGTAATTCCCTGTAATACTTCTGGTTCATAATGTTCTGCTACTATTTCCGCTTTTATTCTAAATAAATCTCTTATATAGCGTTCTATTTCTTCTTGTCTTTTACGCATACGCATACTACCAAATTGTGCTTTTAATTGTTGGGCAGTCGCTGTTTCACTAGCTTTTGTATTACCTCTTAATAAATCTGATATACCAGTAACTTCATATATTATTTCTAATATTTGTGTCCTTTGTGTATATAATCCTTGTAAAACAACGCCAATAGGAGAAATATCTTCTTGTTGGAATACTCCTGCTAAACCACCTTTACTGGCTAATTGTGCAAAATTTTCACTAGGTACAAAATCATTATCTCCAGCATTTGCTAAATGAGATAATTCTGGTACTGCTGCATCATATACTCCACGCCTTTTTAACCCTTCGATTAAATGAGAAATACGAGAAGTAACCCTATCTAATTCTTCCGCTTGGTCTTGGTATAAAGTAAATTCAGGAATTGGAACATTAGTATTATTTGTTTTAACAGCTATCATAGGTGTAGGTGTAGGATAAAATCCTTCTAATCCATAAGGGTCATCATCTTCTCTAATAATTTTATCATAACCTTTTGCTATATAATATCTTTTATATTTTTTCCTATCCCAAATCTCCCAGATTTCAGCTCTTTTGAATACTTCTTGTGCTTCGTAATTTTCGCTTTCCGTATCTGGCGACCAATTTAATGGTATATCTTCTGCATTAGAAAAACCTTTATCTTTCAATTCATCTCTTGTCCATAAATGCCTTCTTGCTTTCCAACTTACATCTTCTGGCCTTTTTGCTGGATTTTCTCTGTAATCTTCCCAATGCACATAATCAAAATAACAGCGTTGCTCTCCTATTCTTTCTTGTTCTACTTCTATTATTACTGTTTCCCCAAATTCATTAATTTCTTCCATTTCTACTGTTTCTTTAATAAAAACTGGATCATATACTACCCATACGACTCCTCTTCCCGGCAATAAATAATCTTCTAATGCTGATTCAATAGGTTTATTAGCATTATAAACATCATTTGCGTATGATAATGTTCTTTCTAAAACTTTAGCTATTTCTCTTGTTATAGGATTGCCGTTAGGAAAACGCCTTCTTACATCAGGTTTTGCCATTTTAGCAAATAATGCACCTTTTAATGTTTCTGTATTAGCCCATAATATATTGAATTTTCTCTCATCAGCACTACCAATACCATCTATATTTCTTTCATCTCTATATCTTTCTACAACAATTCTACCTCTTTTACGCCATTCTTCTTCTGTCTTTTCCGCATTTTCTAATTCTATCTGCCAGTATTGAGCTGTGCCTTCTCTTAACTCTAATTCTGTTCTGGTGTTTTCTTCTGCCATTTAATTTTCCTAGTAGGTTTACTTTTTTTTACTTTTTTTTCTAATCTACTTGACATTTGAAAAAAAGTATAATCCATTTTTTTAAAATCTCCAAAATATTTTTCAACTTTTGTCATATTCTTGGTTGTTTTCTATTTTTTTGAGAGTGTAAGTGCATTTCAACCATTTCGTCAAGCGTTGGTTGTTTATATAAATTTTCTAGTGGGTCTGTATCTTTTGTTTTTGGTTTTAAATTTTTATATGCCATAGCTAAATATCTGAAGCTATCACTTGCATGTGATGCCCAATTATGCAAAGGAGTTCTTTTAAAAACTCTTTTAATATCATCCCAATCTCTTTGATAATTTCTTAATGCATTTAATCCATCTTCGCATTTTTCTTGGTCAAAATAACAATGTTGTAGTAATAATCGTACTGCATTTATACCATCATCAACTTTATGGCTTGGCACAATACGAGGTCGTCTACCCATATTTATCAGAGTTTCAGCCCTTGTTCTTCCAGTTCCTAATTCTCTAACTTTAGCATCATGGGGTAAATAATCATCACCATAATAACTATACGGCAATTCTTCCATAACTTTAACATAATGATCTAACCCTACTCCGCCACTTTCATAATAATCAATTATTCTTATTTCTCCCATAGTAACTTGAAAAAACCATAAAGCACAACTATCAGATATACCTAAATCCCATGCTACATGCACAGGCAATGCTTCATCATATTCAACTTTTGTTATTCTACCTTCTTGTTCTGCGTCTATAACCAAATTACCATAATACGAGCCTTTTATCGCTGCTGCCCAACTACATTCAAACTCTTGCATATATTCATCTTCACCCATTTGTTGCTTTGCAGCTTCTAACTCTTTAGGGTCTACAACTTTTGTTTCTGATGCTTTATAAATAACTCTGTACCAATCTGAATCATGTTTAGCATCTTCATATAATCTCCAAAATTGATTACGCCCTTTCGGTGTACCAATGAATATTGCCCAACCTTTTCTATCCACTAATGCTGGCCTTACAACTTCCGACCATACTCTAGGACTCATATCCGCATATTCATCAAGTATTACGCCATCAAGATATATACCACGCAACGCATCTGGGTCATCTCCAGCTCCATACAATCGTATTCGACTACCATTTAATAAATCTACTCTTAGTTCTGATTGATTAATTTTAGTACCAGGAATATCTCTAGTATAATATACAAGATAATCCCAAGCTACCGCTTTTGCTTGTCGGTAATACGGAGCAATATACGCATAGCGTCCATCATTTCGTTCTGTTTTTAATTCTAATGCTTTTCGTAATAACTCGGTAACCGCATACACAGACTTTCCCCAACGCCTATGCGATACACAGATTTTAAATCTTTTATTATTCTGATGCAGTTTTGCCTGTAATGGTCTAGGCGTATAAGGTATTGTTATATGCACTACTCAATCCTTTTATTTTCTACTTCCCCTTCAACGACCTTCATTTCCTTCGGTGGGTCTAATGAAAAACTTACACTTATCTGATTAGGTATTCCTTCATGCTCCACCTTCTCTTGAAATCCACCCTTAGTCTTTGCCAAAAATATAGCCGATATCGTATCGCCATTCATAGCTTTCTTATACAACTGACTACCTATATCCATAGTCAATCTCTCCCTACCAGTTTCTAATGCGTGTTGAAAATGTTTCCTCAATGTCTTAGCACTACAACCCACTAACTTCCCTATCTGCTCATGGGTTAATCCAAACCCTACCCCCAACGAACATACCTTCTCTTGCTCTGGGGTCGGTTTGAAATTAGGGCGACCACCTAAATCTTTTCTTACCTTGATCTCCATACCAAAACCTTTTTGTTTTTTTTATAATATATTTATATTTATATCTTCGTCAAGTTACACACCACAAATTATTATTTTAAAAAAGTTTATAGGAGAAGTGTGAGTAGTATTCCTTTATCCCCACGACTACTAGGGGGGGGGTAGCTGGTCGGCTGAAAAATCTCAAAACAAAAAACATTGAATGAACCTTGTCCGGCCTTGCCTATACCAATATATAATAAACTAGAACTATAGTTTAGGTTTATTTATGCCTATAACCCCCATAAATGCCCATAGATGAGTTTTAAGGTGGGTTGGTATGGTATACCCTAGCCCAACCCCTTACTTGCTATCTATGACAGATATGCCAAGTATTTAATAGTTCTTTTTTATTAAGAGATTAACCCTATTAAATATATCACCAAGCATATAACCATTAATGCCCTTAACTCATATTATTTAATATATCTGCATTAGATATTGTACTAAATCTATCTATATTTGTATTTTGTTTATTGTTATTCGTTGAGTTTTCGTTGGTACGGCTATTTAACGGCTGTTGACCTTGTTTAGTTCTATTCCTAGCCCTTGCCCTTGCAGATTGTTTTCCAGCGAATGATTTCTGGGCAAGTGATTTGTTAACTGATAGACGAATTTTCTTAATTTTAGATTGTGTATATTTTAAAGGGTTGTCATTTGTTACTGTTAAGAATGGTTTTAATGATTCCATTAATTTGAAATACTTTTTACCTTTTGAGATGCCCAAGATATTGGGTATATGTTTCTCAAATATTTCTATTTCATCATTTATATAAATGGCATTAATTATCTCTAAATATGCTCCCTTTTCTTCAAGTGTTAAAATGTTAGTTTTGATCGCCCACTGTTTAGGATAAAAAGGATAATAAAATAAATCTTTATTCATTGGCATTACTCCTAGATAATAGAATCGCATAATCTATATTATATTTTTTGTGCAGCTTGTTTGCTAAATTCACAGATATATTACGCTCCCCTTTGATGATTTTGCTCAATAAAGAAACACTAACATTCAATTCCTTTGATAGCTGGGATTGATTGATTTTCTCTTGTTTTAATAAGTCTTGTAATATCATTTTCTAAACTCCTAAATATTTATTTATTATTATTTGTATATTAGTGTTGACATGTTGTCCATAAAATATTAATCTTTGTACATATCGTCAATTAAGGCGATTGTAAATTAAATTAGGAGTGATAAGAAAATGAAAGATGCAATTACAAAATTTCAATTTGTTGAGGAAATGGCACAAGATAAACATGGTTTTAGTTATGAGGGTGCTAGTGCTTTATTTGATTATTTTGAGCAATATGAAAATGATTGTGCAACTGAAATTGAATTTGATCCCATAGCATTTAGATGTGAATTTTCAGAATATGAAAATTTTGAGGAAATTCAAAACGATTATAATGATTTAGAAAATTTAGAAGATTTATATGCTCATACACAAGTCATAGAAATCCCTAATAGTGAAAAAATAATAATTCAACAATATTAATAATAAATAAGGGAGTGAATAATGCAAAAATTAGATTTAACATTTATAGATAATGCTAGTCATGGTTATTTAAAAGTATCTAAATACGATTTACTAGGGTGGAATATAAAACCAAGCGAATTTTCAGAATATTCATATTACAACAAAGAAAATGCTTGTTTATATCTTGAGGAAGATTGTGACCTTATCAAGTTTATTAAGTTAATAGAACCGAAAGGCTACACTATAAAGAATAGTAAAGGTTATATTGATTTAAAAACAAAATATGAAGAACCTGATTATTTTGATAGTAGTGATGAATTTATTAGAAATAAGGGAGTTTAAACAATGAATATATTAATAAGTATATTGATAGTAATATGGTCTATTAATAGTGTGTTAATCGCTTATTATGTTCTAATGAGTGCTTTTAATTACTACAGTTACTTATAATGGAGAGCAAACCGCATTATAGCTAATATGGTGCGGTTTACCCTCTATTAAGAGGCTTTGTAATAAGATAATATGGGAGTGAGTAATGACTAAAAAACAAAATAAAAAACTAATAGTAAGTAATGAATTATTAACATTAGTAAATAAAGCTGATGATATACATACTACTTTATCAGAGGGTATAGGTTGTTTACGATATATACAAATTGATGAGATGATGGATGCTTTGAGAGAGGTTGTAGAATTATATGACCTTAAAAAACAAGGCGGAATTAGTGAATACGGAGATAATGAGGGCAAGTATGAATATAAACATTGGAGTGATTATGTAGCACCTACTGACCCAAG